GCGAGAATACTCAGCTTCTGGCTGAAGTAACGCTTGAGGTTAAGAACGAAGCCGCACATGGCATCATTGCTGACCTTGATATGTCTCTGTAATAAGTAGCAAATAGCCCCTGCCTAACGGTGGGGGCTACCTACAAAGGAATTTATGAGTAAACCGATACGGACTCAGACAGTACATGCGGACGGTGACGGTGGGATTGTCATCGAGACCAAGCAGGACATCACAGACATTCTTGAGGCTAATAGGCTACAAAGAGAGTTTGATAAGCAGAGGACAGGACATCTTAACGAGTTTCACCATATCGGTAGGATTCCGTACACTGTGATTGATGACCTGAACCAAAAAGGAATTATGCGAGGTTTTGCTGTCATAGATCAGGACAGATTCGCACAGTTTCTTAATGGTACAGAACTTGGTCAAGCCTGTAAGACGTATCGGGGAACTATATGAGAGTTGGCGTTTGCGTACCATGCCGGGATGAGGTGCATACTGGTTTTGCTTTCGACTTTGCAAGGATGGCGGCACACGATGCCTCTACTCGTTGCAAGGACGGTAAAGGTGGATTAAGCCTTTATACAATGCCGGGAACACTGATATTTGACCAGCGTGAGAAGTTAGCAGAGGTGGCGTTTAATGAGGGCTGTGACGCTGTACTGTTTATCGACAGCGATATGCGTTTCCCTCACGACATCATTAATATTCTGCTGAGTAGGAATGTGCCGATTGTTGGGGTTAATGCTACGACTAGACGAAAGCCTGTAACGCCTACAGCTAAGATGCTGACGAAGTACATGGATGGCGAGACATTGGTGCATAACTGGTCTAATGTTGACTCTAGAGGTAAAGAAGGTATCGAGCAAGTTACAGCGGTTGGCTTTGGTGCTGTAATGATCCGTCGAGAAGTATTTGAAAAAACGGGTAGACCTTGGTTCGATGCTGGATGGGGTGCTAGTGGCGTATGTGGCGAGGATGTGTATTTCTGCGTCAAGGCTGGTTCTGAAGGCTTTGAAACGTATGTAGATCACGAGTTATCGATGCACATTCGGCATATTGGTACTTACGAGTATGGTTGGAAAGATTTTGAGCAGCTAGAGGAATAACATGGCATTTACGAGCTATAGCGATCTAAAAACTACGATAGCTAACTATCTGGCTCGTAGCGATCTATCTACGGTCATTCCTGACTTTATCCGATTAGCCGAGGAAAGACTCCGCAGAGAGTTGAGAATCCGGCAAATGTTGGTCGTTGCTACGACAACTACTACAGGGGGCAACTCTAAGATTGGGTTGCCTTCTGACTTTTTGGAAATGCGTGACATTCATTTGGATACCAATCCGGTGACGAGCATTTCTTACAAAAGCCCTTACGACTTCTATTCAACTGCCCCGACTACTGAAAGCGGTAAGCCGCTGTTCTATACGGTCTTAGCGACTGAGATTCAGTTTGCCCGTATTCCAGACACAGCCTATACGGTTCAGATGCTCTATTACGCCAAGCCTACGTTGCTCAGTGACTCAAATGCCAGCAATGTATTCCTAGCGAATTGTCCTGACGCACTGCTTTACGGTGCTTTGGCTGAGGCAGAGCCGTATCTGATGAACGATAACCGTATCCAGATTTGGGCTAGTCTGTACGACAGGGCAGTTAATTCAATTTCTACCGCAGATCAAGCAGGTGAGTACAGCGGTCAACCTATGGCAATGTCTTATTCGTGAGGTAAATCATGGCAGAGATGTCGAATTATCTGGAAAACGCTCTGATTAACGCTACCTTGCGGAATACGAGCTATACAAGCCCTTCAACGGTTTATGTTGGTCTGTTTACGACTGATCCGACTGACGCAGGTACAGGCACAGAGGTAACAGGCGGTTCTTATGCCCGTGTTGCGGTTACGTTTGGTGCGCCTAGCAATGGCGTAACTACAAATAGCGGAGCAGTAGAGTTTGCTCAGGCAACGGCTTCTTGGGGAACGATTACCCATATCGGTATTCTTGACGCATCGACTAGCGGAAACCTGCTGTATCACACAGCATTGGACGTTAGCAAGGCGATTGATACTGGTGACATTTTCAAGATTGCTATCGGTTCATTGTCGGTAACTCTGACCTAAGCCATGCCTTCATCCGTATGTGGAGCTTTTACGCTTGAGCAGCTAGACCTATTCAATACGTCTATCGATGCTCTAGCGTTTTCGCTTGATAGCAGCGTTTGGACTGATCCTAACGTCTGTGTTTTATACGGTGATGCGTCTGTAAACGGTTTAGCGACGGTTACTTGTGCTGGGCTAAGGATTAAGAGCTTTTCGGCATCGATTACTGGCGTTGCAACGGTAACGGCTAACGGGGCATTAGTCATTCTGGCTAGTGCGGCTATTACCGGAAGTGCAGCGGTTAGTTGCGATTACCAGCGGATTAGAAGTGCGGCAGCGAATATCTCTGCTGAGGCTGTGGTTACAGCGGTCGGTGGAGTTTCTTACGAGGGTCATGCGTCAATTGACTGTGAGGCTATCGTAGCGGCTGCTGGATCGGTTGTTTACAGTCAGACTGCATCGATAGTTGCCATAGCTTCTGCGACTGCTTCAGGCTTCATTATCGGGTCGGAATGGACTGATTTGGCTGGTCAGAGTTCAACTTGGCAAAATGCTAGTGAGCAAGGCGATTCGTGGACTAGAATCACAGCGGAATCATCAAATTGGACGAATCCGAACGCTGTTACGCCTAACTGGAATAACACTGCGGCAGGTTCAAATGGTTGGTTGGGGCAATAATGGAAAAGACTAAGATCACTTTCGGAGAGTGGTTGCCAGATCAGCCGGGGGTTACTGGCGCATTGACTCAGGCTGAGAACTGCATCCCTGTGGCTAACGGCTACGAGCCTTTGCATACAGAGGCTAACTTCAGTTCAGCGGCAGCAGATACGCTCCTAACGACATTTGCAGGTAAGTTTGCCGGTGTCTCTACGCTGTTTGCGGCTAGTTCTCAGAAAATCTACAAGTACAACGGTACGACGATTGCCCTAGACGCTATCAATACGACAGGTTATACGGCAACCGAGTCTTGGGATGTGACGCAGTTCGGTTCCCGGATGATTTTGGCTAACGGCAAGGAAAAGCTACAGTCGTTTACGCTCAATTCCAGTAGCGCATTTGCAGATTTGTCGGCAGATTCACCAACGGCTAAGTATGTAACGGTGGTTCGTGACTTTGTGGTGGCTGGTAATGCGGCAGGATACGAGAATAAGCTGTATTGGTGCGATATTAACGACCCGACGGACTGGACTCCGGCATCTACGTCACAGGCTGATACGCAGGTTATTGCTGACGGTGGCGATATTCTCGGTCTAACGGGTGGTGAATTCGGTATTGTGCTGCTGGAGAAGGCAATTTACCGGATGAGTTACATCGGTAGCCCGTTATTTTTCCAATTTGACGCTATTTCACGTTCACAGGGCTGTTTATCGGCTGGTAGCGTGGTTCAGTACAAGAATCTCACCTATTTCCTCGCTAACGATGGTTTTTATGTATGTAATGGTCAGTCTGTGGAGTCAATTAGCTCACAGAAGATAAATAAGTGGTTTTTTGATAACGCTGCTAGCAATGACATTGACCAGATGTCGGCTACCGTTGACCCGATCCGAGAGCTAATTATATGGTGCTTCCCATCACAGGCTGGTGGGAATATGTTGGTGTTCTATAGCGTACCGTTACAGCGTTGGTCGTATGCGTTTACTACGGCAAGCTCGATTGCGGTAACTATTACCCCATCCGTAACGCTTGAGGCATTGGATAACTACAGCATCTCGATTGATGCCCTAACGGTATCTTTGGACGATAGACAGTGGGCTGGTGGTAACTCCATTTTCTCAGGCGTTCAGGGTGGTCGGATTATCACTTTCTCAGGTGCAAACAAGACTGCATCGATTATTACAGGTGAGATTGACATTGGCAGGTCAGTTATGACATTGGCAAGACCTATTGTTGATATGGGTAGCGGTAGCGTAGCGGTTGCAGCTAGGAATCTGCTGTCTGACGATATTACGTTTACCGATCCTGTGGCGGCTGATTCCGAGGGTCGGTGTTCGATCCGTAAGGCTGGCAGGTATATCCGAGTGGAGACTATCCCTACCGGTGCGGATTGGAAAACAGCTGTTGGTGTCGAGGTTGACGTTGTAAGGCAAGGTGCAAGATGACGCAATTCCGTTCGCTTCCTCCATTTGGCGGTGATGAGCGAGCCGTTGCTGAGGTTGTTCGTGGGATTATGGATGGCAAAACGAACAATGTAGGGTACTTTACTACGGCAACATCGGCTACTCAGACAACCCTTAACGATGAGCGCATAGGCTACGATTCAGCAATTATTTTTACCCCTATGAATGACAAGGGGGCGCAAGAAATGTCAAAGTTATGGGTAGGCACTCGATCTCAAGGATCAGCCGTTATAAATCATGCCAGTAACGCCCATGTTTGTGAATTTATGTACATTATCGTCGGATGAGTGATTTCAAATATATCGAGCCTGACCATCTCAGACAGTGGTGGATGAGCGTCAAGCCCGGATTAGAGGAAATAAAGAAGCGCAGTCCTGAGAACTGGATTGTTGAGGATGTGTA